AATGACAGATCCATGGCATCCATTACCAGTCTCCCTTCAGGAGTCACTGGTAGTAGCTTAGTATTGATATCTGAGCAGACTGCTAGTAGTTCTGCAACAATAAATTTTACTTCAGGTATAGATTCAACTTATAAAGAGTATATTTTTGTAGGAATAGATTTGCACCCAGCAAGTGATGATACTTATTTAGTATGTAATTTTTCTGCAGATAGTGGATCAAATTATAATGTTACAAAGACAACAACTCATCTAAGAGTTAGACATGATGAAGACGGTAGTGATGGTGATATAGGTTATTTTAATAATCAAGATTTAGCACAATCTACGTCTGATGTGCGTTTAACTTTTGTAGGAAATGATAATGATCAATCAACTTCATTTAAGTTACAACTTTTTGATCCATCCTCTACAACTTTTGTAAAACACTTTACGGCAGATGGCACTGGCAATGAAGAAGCAGATAGATTATATCGTAGTATAGTTGCTGGTTATTGTAATACTACTTCTGCTGTGGATGCAGTGCAATTTAAATTTGCTTCTGGCAACATAGACTCTGGAACATTTAAATTATATGGAGTTTCGTAATGTCAATTGTAACTTATAACAACAGGAGCATTGCAAATATTTCAGCTATACCTGGGGCAGTTAAATCATTAACACATATTAAAACTGTAACTGCTTCTGGTCAAAGTGATGTTACTTTTGTTAATGGGACATCTGATGTTGTTTTAGATTCTACATATCCTATTTACATATTTAAATTAATAAATGTGCATGGTGCTTCTGGAGAAAAATTTTATGTAAATTTTAGAGATGGTGGAAGTGATTATGATGCTACTAAAACAACAACTAACTATAGGGCTTTTCATTTTGAGTCTGATAGTGCAGATGGATTAGCCTATCAATCAACTTTAGATTTAGCACAAAGCACTAATAATCACATGATAGGTCAAGAAATAGGAACTGATAATGATTCTAGTGGCAGTGGTGAATTAATTTTGTTCAACCCATCAAGCACAACATTTGTAAAACATTTTTTAGTTCATTTTCAACACCACTATACAAGTGCTGCACCAGGAATTGTCGATAATTATACAGCTGGTTATTGCAACACTACTACAGCTATAGATGGAGTTCAATTCAAATTTAACGCTGCCAATATAGATTCAGGCACATTTAAACTCTACGGATTAAAGGATTCATAATGAGCATAGTTACACTTAATGATAGAGCAGTAAGATCAGTCACGACCTTTGGGTCTATACATACTGGATCCATGGTATTTATTAAAAAATTAACTGCTAGTTCTAGTGCTACTTTAAGTTTTGTTAATGGTAGCTCTGATGTTGTATTTGACTCTACTTATAAAGAATATTTATTTACTTTTAAAGACATACATCCACAATTTGATAATGTAAATTTTTTATTTAATGGATCAGATGATGATAGTAGTCATAGTTATGATGTAACAAAAACTACGACTTTTTTTGATGCTAGACACAGTGAGGCAGGAAGTGATGCAGATTTAACTTATAGAACTGCAAATGATTTAGCACAAAGCACTGATTTTCAAATGTTATCACCTAATGTAGGTGCTGGAGCAGCAGATGAGTGTACAGCTGGTTATTTACATATATTTAATCCAAGTTCCACAACACTTATAAAACATTTTGTATCTAGATTTAATGTATATCATGCCAGTAATTATAGTATGGATTATCATATGGCAGGATTTTTTAATACAACTGCGGATATCACAGCCGTACAATTTAAGTTTAATACTGGTAATACAGACTCAGGTGACATTAGCCTTTACGGAATTGTATAAAAATGATACATAAATTATAAGGAGAAAACTATGCCAAGATATCATAATATAAATGGGAACAAAGTTCAGTTTACAGCTGAAGAAGAAGCAGCTAGAGATGCTGAAGAGAAAGCATGGGCAGATGGTGCTTTAGGGAGAGCGCAGGCTAATCTTAGAGCTAGAAGAAACCAACTGTTAGCTCAAACTGATTTCTATGCTCTATCTGATGTTACAATGTCTGATGACATGAAAACATACAGGCAGCAACTTAGAGATTTTCCAGCAGGTAAAGACACAGTTGAAAAATGTGATAACGCTACATGGCCTACTAAACCATAAGGCATAGGAGATTATACTATGCTGCAGAAACTAAGATTTGCACCAGGACTAAATAAACAAGTCACTGCAACAGGTGGTGAAGGTCAATGGGTTAATGGTGACAACATACGGTTTAGATATGGTAAACCAGAGAAAATAGGTGGTTGGTCACAATTAGGATCTGTTGGCATGACTGGCCGTAACACTGCTATTCATCACTTTGTAAATACATCAGGTATCAAGTATGCAGCTTTAGGTACAAATAGAATTTTATATGCTTACTCTGGAGGTATATTTTATGACATACATCCAATCAAATCTACAACAACTTTAACAAACGCATTTAGCACAACTAACGGATCAAAGACTGTTACGATAACATTTTCATCTGCTCACAATATAAATAAATTTGATATTATATTGTTAGATAATTTTACAACCATAACTAACTCTGGTTTTGTATCAGGTGATTTTGATGATAATAAGTTTATGGTAACATCCATACCGACAGATACTACTCTTACTATAGAAATGGACTCTAATGAATCTGGCTCTGGTGCCTCTACATCAGGTGGTATTAGAGTAAGGCATTACTATCCTGTAGGGCCAGCGGTAGAGGTTGCAACAACAGGTTGGGGACTTGGTTCATGGGGTGGTTCAAAAACAGGGCAGTTCACATCAACACTCTCTTCTAGCATTAATGCCTCTGTAACAAGTTTAACGATGGCTAGTTCAACATCATTTCCATCTTCAGGAACTGTATTGATAGGAACAGAATTAATTACATACACTGCTAATAGTGGTGGAACATTATCAGGTTTAACAAGAGGTGCAAAAGGCACAACCGCTGCAACGCATAGTTCTGGTGCAACAGTAACAGATGCATCCAACTTTTTTGCATGGAACGCAGCAACATCTGGTGATATAGTTACGGTGGTGAGGCTTTTGAGTGGGACTCAAACCCAACAGGTGCAACATCAACTAGAGCTACAATTATAACTGGGGCACCGACTGCATCTGCATTTAGTTTAGTATCAACACCTGATAGACACTTATTATTCTTTGGAACAGAAACAACTATTGGAACTAAGTCTACACAAGACCCAATGTTTGTTAGATTTTCATCTCAAGAGGATATTAACACATACACGCCTAGCGCAACAAATACTGCAGGTACACAAAGATTAGCAGACGGATCTAAGATTGTGGGAGCGATTAGAGGTAGAGATGCAATCTATGTTTGGACAGACACAGCGTTATTTACCATGAGATTTGTAGGCCCACCATTTACTTTCTCATTTCAACAAGTAGGTACTAACTGTGGATTGATAGGTCAGAACGCAGCTGTTGAGGTAGATGGTACAGCTTATTGGATGTCAGAAAATGGTTTCTTTAGATATGCTGGTAGACTAGAATCATTACCATGTTTAGTTGAAGACCATGTATTTGATGATATTAATACAACACCTAAACAACATATCAATGCTGGCTTAAACAACTTGTTTGGTGAGGTTATATGGTTCTATCCTAACTCTGGTTCAGGAACTGTAAATAGAATGGTTGCATATAATTATCTAGACTCATCACCAGAAAGACCTGTGTGGACTGTTGGAACATTAGCAAGAACTGCATGGCAAGACTCTGCTGTATTTGGTAAACCACATGCAACAGAATATGATCCAGATGCAGAGACACCAGACTCAGATGTAAATTATGTGCATGGTAATACTGATGGTGTATCGA